TCTTGTACTGGTTTACTTTGAACGACATTTGTCACTGCCGTTCTACCTTTTTGAGCTAAACCTCTTCCAACATCAACAATAGGTGCAAGTCTTCTCGTGACTTTCTGCATCCTACGTTGATTTCGTATTCTTCGTATATTTCTTGCTCTTTCCCTGACTCTTCTCTGATCAAATCTTGGTCTCTGTCTTGGTCTTGGCCTTTTTCTTGGTCCACGTTGACGACGACCCATGGTTGCCATGGCAGCAATCAATGCCAGGTTCAGCATCGTGTTGATTGCACCAGACAATTTATCAAAGTTGGCTAATGCTTCATCACCTAAATTATCACCAATAAACTTTCTACCAGAATCATAAATTTGATATCCAAAGTCAACAAGATTGACAAATCCCTCCAGTAGTTTTGCTCCAACATTGTAGATAAACTTAGCAATGGGTGCTAAAAACGATAAAACTTTTGCTATTTGAGGAGCAAACTTTATCAGTCTGGTTATAATAAACCCAAGAATAACATTTTTAATGAATTCCTTGATACGATCAAAGAAACTTATTTTGGGTAGTTTAAGACCTTTTCCTTTCTTCTCATCTTTATTATCACTCTTCTCTAATTTTTCCTCTCCTTCAGCACGTTCTTTCTTCTCTGATTTCTTTCTTGATTGCTCTGCTCTAATCTTATCGAGTGCAAGAGATCCTTTAAGAAGAGTATCTATTTCAATACATCTTTCTTTTATTATTACAAGAGTATCCTTTTCTTCTGTCTCAGCAGGGTCAGCAGCAGGAGATGCCTTTGTTGCTATAGGTGTAATGTTTGTGATAGCACTTTTCTTTATCGGGACCATTGCCCCGCCAGTCTTTTGTGAAAGTAACTTCTGAGCGGTAATTGCTGCCATCGATTATACCGTTATCCCTAAAGTTTTTATCTTCTTAGGAGAAGACATTGCAGCAGCATCAAATGAGGGAATACCTGGGGACTGCGATTTCTCAGCCTTCTGAGGAGATTGTTGTTGACCCTGCTGCATCTGATTGTATGCTGCAGTCGATGATGGTCTTGATGGTTTAGAAACAGATGCTGTCTTAGCACTCAAATTTTTTGTGGATTGTTTATAATCAAATTTTGGAGTATTGCCACCTGAAGAATTACTACTTTGTGCAACAGATGGAGGTGGTGTTGCCTTTTCAACTTGTGCTTGTGGTTTTGTTTGTGTCTGTTGATTCTTGAATTCTTTAAACTCAGAGAATCTCATACCAAAATCATCAATGTCACCACCACCTCTGACTTTTTCAAACAGAGGATGGTGTGGATCATCCTGAATCTTATTGTATTCTGCTCTTAAAGCATCATCATCTTGACTTGGTTTTGCAGGACTCTTAAGACCCATAAGTTTTTGTTGACTCTGCTTTAATTTTTCTTTTTTTGCAGCAAGAGCATCAATATCTTTTTGTTCTTGTGCTGTTGGTGTTCCTATGTTTCCATCTTTAACAGTTCCACCCATCGATTCAACAAAAGATTTGGGATCTTTAATTGCACCTTGCACTTTACTAAACATTCCACCGAACATATTCTTTGCACCTGAGACCATGTGATCCAATGCACCTTTGGCACCACCTTCCTTCACTGCACTCATCATACCTTTAACTTTTTTGAATTGATCTGCAGATATTTTCTGTCCATTTTTTGTATACTGCATGTTAGGTGTTTGTTCACCTGCTTTTTGTGCATCCAATCGTGCCAATGCTTTCTGTGCTTTAGGTGACAGATTCTCTCTACCAACAACTTTTCCAGTTGACATGGACTGAGTTTGTTCTGGTGCTTGACCGCTGTAAAGTTTATTCAGTTTCTCTTTTAACTTCTTAGAGTATGCACCCTCTCCATGTTGTTTATCATATTCAGCAATTTTCTTGGGATCGGTTGTTCTCATCAACTCAGCATGTCTTTCATTTGCCGATGTTCCTTCTTTATTCCTACCACCAGGTTCTTCTTTTTCAGAAACTGATCCACCTCCAGAGAATCCTAAAACCCCTCCACCCATAAGACTTGGAATGTTAGTTCCTCCTCCCATAGAGTTCATTGCTGCCAAAGTATTAGTTCCATACTTATTTACAGCACCCTTACTCATAACAAACTCACCAGGAGTGAGCATTGCAGGAACAGTATCTTTATTTCCAGATCCAGGGACTCTACCACCCTTGGACATTTTTGCGGGTTCTACTTCAGGTTCTGCCTCTGCTTCTCTTAAACTATCTGTTGCTGTTGTTTGTGCTGCTCTAAACTCTGCTTCCTGTTGTTGTTCAGGTGTTTCCTCTCCCTCTTCTTCATCAGCACCAACCTCAGTTCCTGTTAATATTCTTGCACCTAACATTCCAACACCACCAGCAACTGCCAATGCCGCAGCTGCTTTCGGATTCCGTGTGACAAATCTCAGTAATTTTGGTACAGCAAACCTAAGAATTTGAACTGCCCAACCTCCGATGGTTCTAATCAGGGCACCAAACTTAGTTCCAAATAATAAGTATGCTCCGACAATAGCAGGCCAAAAGTCTTTGAAGAATCTAATAAGATTCTTAATCTTTCTTTCATTCTCAGGATCACCCATCCACTTGATGATGTTCATCACGATGTTACCCAAGATAACAGTCTTAATAAAGTCAAAGATTTTTTCAAACATTCCTTTGACTGGAGCAAGAATTTTCTCGGTTGCTTTTGCCAGACCTTTGAAAATACCAGACTCTAATCTATTTTCTTTCTTTGCTCTCTTTGCTCTCTCTGCAGATTGACTATCTTTCTTAGATTGATCTACATCAAACTCATTCTTTTCTATCAGAGTATCACGAATAGACGTGACAATCTTCAGTATCTCTTCAAGTATACCACCACCTGCAGCGGATGCAGAAGCAATCTTACTTGGATCAAACTTTGATATTCCTGCTTTTGGTCTCTTCACCAGTGCTCCACCACCGCCTCCTCCAGGCAGTGCTGTTGGTCTCTTTGAAACTGTTGCAGATTGTTTTTTCTCTAATACTTTATCTACAAAGTTTTGGAATCCTATCTTATCGTTTCTCTTCTTAAATCCTTCTTTTCTTTCTTCAGGAGATAATTGCTCACCACCAACAGTTCCCTCAGCAGTAAGTTCATTAACATACTGCTGGTATCTTTCTTCACCTAAGAACTTAGAACCGAATTTACTTGATGGCATTCCTTTGCTTTTGTTTTAATTCTTCTTCCTCAAGATGATGTTGTAATAATGCAACGTAGATGTCTCGTTCCCAAGGCATCAAGTTTTCAATCTCAGTTAATGAATATTTATGGTACTGTATCAAGGCAAAGTTAAGTCTGTAGTAGTTCTCCAGATCCATATGGATCAGGGCTATGCGAAAAAACCCGCAAGACCCTCAATTACTACCACATTCTCTTTCTTTGTCTTAGGATTCTTCACTGTGATTGAGTGTGATAACTTAGGCATAGTCTCAAAGAACTTCTCAATCTCCTTGAACTGAGAAGAATTCATCTGCTCAAGGAAATCTACGATCTCTTTCTTAGAGCAATCCTCCACTGCCCAAACTTCATCTTCAGTGAAGATCTTATCAATACAAGTTGCAATCAATTCAAATGATTGATCCATTGCATTCTTATCATTAAAATCAAAGTTGTTTTTGATGAACTGATCCAGTGATGGATACTTCATCTCCATCATGATACTATCATCAACTTTAATTCTATTGGAATGCTCCTCATTCTTCTGGACTTCAATGTCATCCAGATTAATTGTCACTGGGACTTGAGTCTCCCCATCATCGGGGCACGTCACATTGACTTCAATCTCCTCACCAACAGACTTGCCTCTGATGTTCAGGAACAAATATTCAATATCAAACGTGGGAAGTTCTTCTACTTTAATTCCCTTCGTTTTGATACAGTTTTTAATAACGTTCTTGATTGCTGTCGTAATCTGCTTTGTGTCTTCACTCTCCAGAGCAATCACAAGAACCTTTTCTTCCTTAACAAGGAAGGGTCTGTACTCGATTGTCTTTCCTGTTGATGGCAATTCAAGTTCATATACCGGGGTGGCAATCTTTGGTAAAGGCATGATGTCCTATAGAATTTTTCAGTATTATTATTTATTAGGTGATTCCAGCAGATCTCAATAGATCATTTGCACCAAGTGGGAGATTATTTCTAAACAGATTAAGGAATTGATTACCGTTAAAATCTGCTTGACCTCCAGGATTAAACAAATCGAATGGGTTAAATCCTCCCTGTCTTCCAGTTTTACTTGGAGTCTTCAATACAATGTATCTAATATAACTCATTGATACAGTAACCTTGAGAAGAGATGATGCTTCAAAAGAAACAGGCATTGATGAAATGCTCAGAGGGAATGACCTGATGAATTCATATGTCAATTGCTGTTGATAGTCTCTCTCGAACTTTATCACTTTCAGTCCCTGGTCAGCAATATAATCATTGGGATACTTTACCCTATAATTATATTCTCTTGATGCAAGGTTTGGTGGTGCATCTTGAGTAGGACCAGTTCCTGCCGAAAATGGATTGTTATCCTGATCTTCATTCATAATGTAACTGATCCATCCCTCAAAGAAACGGATAGCTGTGTAATTCTGAGCATCCACATAGAAAGTCAGATCGATTCTATCATCAAACTGTCTTCTATATGCGTGCTTTTCAGTCACACCTGTGCGGTCATTATTATTTTCAAGGGTTGCTAATTGTGATCCTGGAAGACTTGCCTCACAGCATGACAAATTTACATTCTCTTGGTCAGCACCAAGAAAACTTCTAAGTTCTTGAGGAAAAGAAAGTTGTACCTCAAAATGAGAAGTAAGGGCAGGTCTTAGTAATTTAGATTTAATGTCTGATACAGACCTTGGAGTAGGCATCTATAAATAATTTTTAACCTTATATATTATGTATGGCAGAAAGTATCAAGAGTAAATACAAACCATCATATCCAAGTAAATATAA